TTTATTCATTTTTTATCTCCTTATGTACTATCATAATAATAATATATTATTATGATTTAATTGTGACAAGGGGGAATTATTCCCCCTTATCTTTTTAGTTTATTGTTGTTGTTCGTCTTGCCATTTAATAGACTTCATAGCTTTAGCACAGCAAGTTAAGATTGCTTTTTTATCCTCCTTGATATGCTTAATCCAAGAGTTCAAGTATGTTGCATGATTTTCATGCATTACTGTTTCAATGCCTAGTATTTGACATTGTAAACCCGAAGTTATTTCTGCATAGAGTTCTTCAAGTGCATAAGATTTCATGTCAATATCAAGTCTAGATTTATGACAAACAGCGTGAGCAATCTCATGCAACAGAGTGCTATAATATGTTTCTGTTTCTGTTGATGCATCTACTTTTAGAAAGTCCTCTTTAGCTGTCATATTTATAAAGTCCTCACTAGGCTTATAATAGCATTGACCATTGCCATTGTGCCTTATGTCTAGCTTTAGATTGTCAACATATTTGTCTATATGTTTCATTGCTTTAACTTTATTGATTGCAGGTTTTTTTATAACATCTCTTTTCAAAGTTGTTTGGTCAAGGTTAAAGACTGTGAAAAATCGCATCATAGGTATGTTTTTGTCTTCGTCTGTTTGTGCATCTTTTACAGTTATTTGTTTATATAATACAATTGATGTACCTTTCTCTCCTTTGTTAACCATGCCTTTCATTTTCTGTATTTGTTTGAAGGTTGCCCATTCATTAGATTGATAACCCTTGTCATTTTGGGTGCAATTTAATATCCATATATTAATGCCGTTGTATGTATTTTTAGCATGAGCATTGAACGGCAACATACCACTTGAATTTGATATGAAAGGTTTTAACCATGATCTGCCCTTTGCTTTGCTCATTGCGTCTATGAATTTATTGTTTATTTCTTCAAGTTTTAAATCGTTTATATTCATTGTTATATCCATTTAAAAGAATTGATAAGGGCTAATAATTACCCCTTATTTATTGTATTTTGTTATTAGATTATTGATGTATTCGTTGAACTCTTTCCATTGTGAAGAAGTTTTATATGTTATTGGTATATGTGAATTAAATATCTCTTGAATTAATTCGTTAAAATCTCCATTACTTGCTATTATACCGTCAGTATTTAAAATATATCTCACTAGTGCTTGAGCAATACCTTCAAGTTTTTTATCCATGTTTATATCCATTGAAAATAATTGATAAGGGCTAATTGTTAGCCCTTATTTAGTTGATAAAGTATTATTAAATTTCTTTGTTAGTCATAGGAAACCATTGATTGTCTTCAATCGTAAATCTTATTTTCTCAAGTTTCGCTTTGTAATTTTCTAATATAGAAATTTCATTGTAATGTTTTGACAATTCAAGCAGAACTTGTTCCGTTTTTTCAATTATATCGTTTCTGTCATCAATCATATCTTGAAGTTTATTATCTACAGTCATTGTTATATCCCTTTGTTGATTGTGTTGAGGTGGTAAGCAATCAGCTAAAAAGCTGATTGATATCGGTAAGATGTAGGCGTAGCGTTGCTAGGGTGGTGGGGGGATCTCTGAGAAACTTCAAAGCCTTATCTTATGCCAAGAGCGAATATTTCAAGCCCTTTTTCTCAGCCCAAACTTTTGATATAAAAGTTATAAAATCCTTTTTAATAATTATTTAATACAATTAGTAGACGGCTTATGTCAATCTTTATTACAATTAAATTCATTAAGTTGTGGATAACTTGGAACAAAACAAGAACGGAATATATATAGGTATGGATGGGATACTATCAGATATTTAAGCTCGTGGATTTGAGGTATATAGAACAAAACAGGAACATTTCTAAGGCAGAAAATTCAGATTTGTCAAGGGTATCTGTGACAATTTGCCCTGCGTCATAATGTCGCACCCCTTTGGGGGGTGGTACGATATATTGAACCCCCACCCAGAAAAAACTAGTTGCTATATCTATTATATAGGCATCTCAAAAAATTTTAGCAATATTTTAGCCTTAATTGATTTTTTGCGGGCAGACCTTGAATTAAATGTGCCCCTCAACCCAGCTTTCTAGCTTTCTAGCTTTCTGAAGGTAAGGGGTAAAAGAAGGATGGGACGCTATGTTTGTCAAAGCTTTATAACTCTTGAGTATCCCACCCTTTACAGGAGACGTGCCACGCGAGGCAGCACATAATTATTATACATTATGATACCTTGTAAAACAACCCCCAACCTGCTATACTACAAACATGCCAAAAGATGCTAAAATTCAAGTGCCAGGCTCTAACGTGTTATTAACCCCACGTCAAGAGTTATTTTGCCATGAGTTCATCAAAGATCTTAATGCCGTAGCTGCAGCAATTCGCGCGGGCTATGCAAAAAACAACGCAAATAAGAATGCATACATGTTAACTAAAGATCCTAAGATTTCAGAACGACTTGCGGAATTAAAAGCCGACCAAACAAAGCGTACTAAAATTGAAGCGGACGATATATTACGTCGCCTAGTACGTATCTCTGAAAAGACAGAACAAGAAGGAGATTACAACGCGGCTATCCGCTCTTTAGAATTATTAGGTAAACATCAGGCTATGTGGACAGAAAAGACAATTAATGAAACAACAGTAAAAAATGCGTTTGCTACGGGCAACTCCGAAGAAGACGTACAAAGAGACATTGAACGCCTTAAAAAGATTGCTGCCCCCAAACTTAAATTAGTAGAAAACCAATAAGGAATCATTATGGTAGGTAAAAGTTACAAGAAAACAGAAGAAGATATTATTGCAGAAAAAAGAAGAAAAGCAAAATTAAATAACAAACCAGTAGATTTATCACCACCTAAAGGATCAACTAAAACTGATGCACAAGAAGGTGCAATGCAACGTAACACTACTGTAGCCGCGGCTAAAAAAAGAACATCAGAGTTAAACAAAAATGCTAGAAAAACAAAAGATACTTCTAAAAAAGCAGAGTTATCAGATTATGAAAGTCAGTTAAAAGCATTATTAGCTAATAAAGATAAACTTGTAAAACAAGACAGTGGAGATGGTAGAAATAAATACTCATATCAAATTAATCAATTAACAAAAAGAATGAAAGCTGAAGGTTTAAAATTTAAATCTTTGTTAAGAGACGTAAAGAAACAAGAAAGAGAGGGCACATTTGACAGGGGCGCTGAAGGCAAAGCTAAAAACGCTCTTCGCAAAAAAATGTATAAAGAAAGAAACCCAACACAACAAACAGGCCCACGCGCTAAATAATGTCAGAAGCTAATCGTAGAGACTATACAGATCCTAAGAAAGCTGTAAAAGATTTACTTAAAGTAGGATTAGGTTCAACAATAGATAAAGGATTAACAAAAATTCCTGGGTATACTAAAATTAAAGATAAAATAGATAACTCAGGTTTTTCAATATCTGCAGATAATAATTCAGTTGGAATCACCTTTACTAAAAAATTTGGCGGAAATAAAAAGAAAAAGAAAAAAAAGAAAATAAAAAATGACAAAGATTAAAGTTACAGGAGATATAAGTATGGTACTAATACCTTTGCTAAATGAATACGATCCATCACTACCACTAACTGATCCTTACTCTCAGTTAGCTCTATGGGGTGGAACACCGTATGTCATCAAGCAGTGAAGATAGAGATGCAGCTACACGACTAGCAATATATCAATCTAGAGATGATCTATTAGCATTTATCATGCTAATGAATCCTAGCTTTAGTGTAGGCCCACATCACCGAGTTTTATGCGATCAATTGATGCGTATTGAGAGTGGAGAAATAGATCGTCTTATGATCTTTATTTCACCTCGTTCAAGTAAATCCTTAGTTACATCTACATACTTTCCCGCGTGGGTATTGGGACGTAATCCTTATTGGCAAGAAATTGCTGTATCACATAGTGATGACTTAGCAACTAGGTTTGGTCGCGCTATTCGTGATATTATAAATACAGATGCTTATTCATCTATATTTCCTAAAGTTAATATTCGTAGAGACAACCGTGCGGCAAACTCATGGGCATTAGAACATGAAAAGAACCAAGCAGGTTCATTCCTTGCAGCTGGTTCTGGATCAGGTATTGCAGGTTTTGGTGCTCATATAGCAATCATAGATGATCCTATATCTGAGCAAGACGCATTTTCAAAAACAAGACGAGACAGTTTAAATGAGTGGTATTCCTCTGGTTTACGTACAAGGCTTATGCCTAAAGGTAAAGTTGTTATAGTTATGACCAGATGGCATGAAGATGACCTAGCAGGACACTTACTAAAACTACAAGATGACTCACCTATGTCAGATAAGTGGGAAGTAGTCAGTATACCTGCCCTAAATACAACTGAATCTTTAGAAAAGTTAGAAGATGGCCGCGAAAAGCTTATAGAACAAGGGTATTTGTCCGAAGATTTTACTAATTTAGAGTTAGGTGAGTCTTTTTGGCCTGAATCTGACCAGGAAGACGGATTTTGCTGGACAACTGAAGACATAATTAGAACTAAAAACAATACACCTGCCTTTAAATTTGATGCATTATATGGACAAGCACCTTCTTCTGAGTCTGGTAACATAATTAAACTAGAATATTGGCAAGATTGGTCAAAAGATGAACCACCTGAATGTGATTATATTATACAATCATGGGATACAGCATTTTCTACAAGAACTACTGCAGATTACTCAGCTATTACTACATGGGGCGTATTTTCAGATGGTATATCTCCTCCGAATCTAATATTACTGGGAGCAGAACGTGGTAGATGGGATTATCCTACTCTTAGACAAAAAGCTGTTGATAAATGGACAGAGCACAAAGCTGACTCTATATTAATTGAGAAAAAAGCTTCAGGTCAATCTTTAATACAAGATTTGCGGTTAGCAGGTTTACCTATATTTGAATTTAATCCTGATAAAGATAAAATTACAAGAGCTTATACCATTACAGGATTGTTTCACAATGGTAGAATTTATGCCCCCTTTAAAAAGGATTGGGCTATGGATGTTATAGATGAAGCTAGGGCATTTCCGACAGGTAACCATGATGATTACATGGATACAATATCACAAGCTTTGTTATGGATGCGTAATGGGGGATATGTTTCCAATAGCGCAGATACATGGCTTGACAGCAATGAAGAAAACATATATAATAGACAACGCAAACGTTACTACTAACAGGCGACAATAGGGATACATATGGCCGTTGAAAAAAGAATACAATTAGAAGATGAGATTGGGGTAGAATTACCTGAAGATGGTGTAATGGATTCTGACATGGAAATTACAATAGAAGATCAACAAGAAATAGATGCTGCAGAAGCAATGGGCATGTTGCCTGATGAAGAAGATGGTATGGAATTAGAAGTAGATGACCATGAAGCTAATTTAGCAGATATACTTGATGAACAACAGTTAGTTGATGTTGCAAGAGAATTGTCGGAAGCATTTGCAAATGATAAAGATTCAAGAGAAGATTACGATAGCATTGCAGAAGATGGTGTTACATTATTAGGTTTACAAGATGAACGTGGAGATGAACCTTTTCCAGGAGCTTGTGCTGCAACACATCCAGCACTAACACAAGCTGTTGTAAAATTTCAAGCAAAAGCATATAAAGAATTATTCCCTACAGAAGGGCCAGTACGTACAAGAATTATAGGAACACAAAATCCTGAAAAAATGGAACAAGCTAATCGTGTTCGACATTTTATGAATTACCAAACACAATTACAAATGCCTGAGTATGGCCCTGAACTAGATCGTTTATTATTCTATGTTGGGTTATATGGTTCAGCATTTAAAAAAACTTATTGGGATGCAACTCTACAAAGACCACGTACGCAGTATGTTAAAGCTCAAGATTTTTATATAGATTATTATGCATCAGATTTAGAAACAGCAGAAAGATTTACACACACGTATTCAATGTCACAAAATGAAATACGTAAATATCAGTTAGCTGGAATGTTTAGAGATACAGAAGTAATGGATTCAACTATGGATAGTGAATCAGGTGCAGAAGAAACAGCTAATGAAGCTGTAGGTGTATCTAGACCTTCTATGCAAAAAGATCGTGTAGAAATTTTAGAAATGCATGTAAATTTAGATTTACCTGGATTTGAAGATGAGAATGGTATTGCATTACCTTACATTGTTCACATGACAGATGATGATAAAATTTTAGCTATTAGACGAAATTGGGATCAAGATGATCAAGCAAAAAAGAAAAAACATTTCTTTACACATTTTACAATGATTCCAGGATTAGGATTTTACGGATATGGTTATCTACATTTAATTGGTGGGTTAACTAAAACGGCTACGTCCTCTATGCGTCAATTAATTGATGCAGGTACCTTTGCAAACTTACCAGGGGGTTTTAAGGCACACGGTCTTCGTGTACTTGCCCCTGATGAGCCAATTGCTCCAGGTGAATGGAGAGAAGTAAATAGCCCAGCAGGAGATCTTGCTAAATCGTTACAACCATTACCATTTAAAGAACCATCAAACACTTTATTTAACTTAATGCAATATGTAGTTAATACAGCAAAAGAGTTTGCAGATTCTAGTGACCAAATTGTAGAAAATGGATCTAATTATGGGCCTGTAGGTACAACAATGGCATTATTGGAACAATCATCCAAGATGTTCAGTGCTGTACACAAACGGTTACATTCAGCTCAATCTAAAGACTTACGTATTTTAGCAAGGATAGATCATGAGTATCTACCTGAAATGTATCCCTATGAAGTAGCAGGTGGTGCGCAACAAATTTTTAAAAACGATTTTAATCTTAAAAGTATTGATGTTATACCAGTATCAGATCCTAACATGCCTAGTGAGTCACACAGAATTGCAAAGATAAATGCAATCATGACTATAGCTCAACAACAACCAGAAGCCTACAATATGCAACAGATTGGTATGGAGTTATTTCAAGCAATGGGAATTGATGAACCTGAAAGATATTTAAAACAGAAACAACAACCTATTAGCGCTGATCCTATAACTGAAAATATGGCAGTGATGAAAGGGGCACCTTTGCAAGCTAAACCTGAACAAAATCATGATGCTCATTTAGTAACACATGCAATGATGTTACAGAATAAAACGTATCAAGGTAATCCACAAATGGTGCAGTTATTAACTTCACATATACAAGATCATATGGCATTAAAGTACAGACAAGAAATGATACAAATGATTCAAGATCCACAAATGCAACAAGCAATTATGGCAGGACAGCCACTACCTCCTCAGATAGAAAATCAAGTAGCATTGATGGCAGCTAACGCAGCAGATCAAGTTAATCAATTAGATATAGAAAAAGAAAAAATCTTATCTGGTGAAAAAGAACAAGATGATCCTGTTAGCAAACAAATAGAATTGCAACAAATGGAACTAGATCTTAAACGTCAAGTTCACATGGATAAGATCGCATTAGAAGAATCTAAAATGATTATAGATGATGAGAATAAAGATGAAGACCGATTGCTTAAATCTGAACAGATGAACATGAAGTTTTCAGCAGACATAGCAAGAGATGCTAAAAAAACTGTAAGCATAGCAATGAAAGGAATGAATAAAAATGGATGACAGAAAACAAAAGAAAACTACTGATAATAAAAATAGATTAGAAAATAAAGGACGCAAAAAATATGCAAATACTCCTATAAAACAATTTGCAGAAAAAATTATAGAAGCAACAGGGTTGAATATGTATCTAAAAGAAGAAACATATAAAGAAAACGTTGCAAAAAGTCGTAAAAAAAAGCTGTGGGATACTATCAAATATCCAAAAGATAAACAAGAAAACAGAAACAATAAGAGGCCATAATGACTAAAGAAACTCATAAAACTAAAAGTGGCAAAACTG